AAGGTGGTGATGATGCTGGTCAAAAATTATATAACGAAACATATAAAGATTAAAATGACACAAGAGAAAAAAGAAACAGCCATTCGCAGACTGCATTTGGCATTAAAGCGCAAGTTTAAAGGTCAAGCCATACGCATGACGTGGGCTGAAATGGAAGGACTATTGAACGCAGTGCAAACGATTGAAATGAATCACATTTACAATGCCTATAATGATGGCTACTTAGATGGTGAAAGTGGATTACCAAATAAAACACAAATCGAAGCAGATGAAAGCAACACTAACATTTGAATTGAACAAAGACCAGCACGCATTTGATTGCGCTGTGAATGGTGTGAAGTATTATGACATGATTGCTGATCTATTACAGCAAATACGAAACATTGAACAGAATGAAGAAATAACAGCTGAGCAATACAAGATGCTTGGTCGTATCCGGGACTGGATGCATAGTGAATTACATTCGGAAGGTTTAGCAGGTAGGTTTTAAAATCAATACAACATGAAAAGCAAAATGTCATTTGATAACAAGGCCATGAACCCAACGTTCCCGCGTCATTATTCAAAACAATCAATAAACGATCAGTTTGATAGGCAGATAAGGTTGGCACAACTAAACAAAGAACTGTTTAATCACACGTTTGAATTTACTACAAAGGACTGGAGAACTATAAGAACGGAAAAATACTGGGCAACCGTAAGCGGTAAAAGCGAATTAGAACGTATGGAGTATACATTGCAATGCGTACTGCACTATAAAAAAATGTCTAAGAATGTTTAGATTTCTAATCCTTAGTAGTGGGCGCATCATTGCTGCACCTTGCGATAGCCATGCTTCCAAAGAAACCTACCCAGCGCCTCACCTTCAGCATCCACCTTTTCCTCACTCCATTCCGGCTGGATGTGATGCAGATATTCATGAATGAGCACAATTAGGTAGCGCATAGGCGGCAACGTTGGATCTATCTCGATAACGTTATCGCAATACAATCCATCCGCACGTTCCCTTCCCAACTTTCGATGGATAACTTTTGGATGTTGCTTGCGTTTCATGTTTATATTTGCCGCGTTTGTGTACTATGTTAGTGTTTTTGTTATTAGATTGAACAATGCCCTGCAACGGTAGGGCATTTTTCTTTTATCGAATCTTACCATTTACTATACGGTAATTGCTCACTTCAAATTCGCCAGTATCTAACACGCGCACATGTGCAAAACCATGATGATGTTTATTGATAGGCATGTAATCAGGATGCAATTCACATAGACATGCAACAGACCAGCAGGTTGTTATCTTGCCGTTGATGTTTGGCTCCGTGTGTTCGCTTGCCTGATGGTGGTGTCCACACAATGCGCTGTCTTTTGCACGTAGGAATAGACCGCGTGCGATGTTTACTGGGCTAAATACCGATGCGCCAAGTTCGTGACCATGCAAAATGGTAAGCTTGCCTGCATGAATGATTTGCTTATCCGGAATGAAAGTGATATTTAACTCATCCAATTTCATCAATGATTCAAAGTTAAACTCATCCATGCCCAAAAGGTCAGGTGCATTGCGCATGATGTAGTGGTCATAGCGAACATCATGGTTGCCACACTTGTAGTATATAGCAGCATTTGGAAACAGCTTGCGTAACGTTTGCAGAAACTGTCTTGTCATTAGGACTTCATGCCCAAAGTTTCGTTTGCGTGGATCCTTCTCAAAGCGACTGATAGCATAGAAGTCGATAATGTCACCATTGAGCAGAATGGTATTGACATCGTTGTCAAGTCCATACTTCAATGCCAGTGTCAATGCCTGAATGTTGTGATACGGTACGTGAATATCCGACAGCAGCAGAATGTTGTTGTGGTTTGTCGGTAGCTTAAAAGGTTTGTAGTTAGCTTCCTGTGATGGTGGCAGGTCAAGTGGATTCGCTTCCTGTGGAATCAACTCATTCATCATATTGGTGAAATCACCGATATGATTATCCAACTTTTGAAGCTGTGGAGTCGGTTTGACCGATTGCATAGTCAGCTTATCTACATACCTGCGATAGGTTTTCTCTAATGAATTGACCGTAATATCTAAGCCATACTTCTTTATCAGCTCGCGAACACGTGGTAAAAGTGGTCCTGTTCCATCGTGCAATTCACGATGTAGCTTTTCGCGATCTATTGTATGCATAGTATTTACTTATTAGCTTTCAAATAGCCATTCAGTTCAGCAAGGTGCGAACTAATCATGGCAATCTGCGTTTGTATCGCATCAATCTTCCCTTCCAACTTATCATTCTTACTATTCAATTCGGCTTTCTGTTCTTTCAGCGCATTGTTGATCATCTCAATTTCTCGTTTATGGTAGGTGTCTATTCCGCGCACTTGCCCGGCTAACTTATCCACGCTGCGCTTTAATGCAAAATATAACGATGCAAGTGATATAGCTGCACCGAGAATTGTAATAACATCACGTAATTCAAAAGCCATGTTCATAGGATTGCAAAATATATAGTAGAAAAAGCCAGTCCTGTGATACCGAGTGTAAGTGCTGTGTTAGTAATTATTAACCGTCTGTTCTTCTTTTTCAATTCCCCTATTTCATTGTCCTTTTCAGCCGCAATGGCCTTTTCAATGCTCTGCTTATTCTTATAGATTTCGGCTAATGTTTCATAACTCGTTGCCTGAATGCCTGTTATCTTCGCGTAGTATGTAACCTTCAACCGTTCCATTTGATACAGCGAATCAATCTGCATGGCCGTATCATACCAATACAACATGCTATTGAAGTTGAGATTGAAAAGCTGCCTGTCGTAGGTTGTAAGTTCGGGTATAAAATCCTGCTTTGAGTAAGCTGTCCGATTTTTTGAGGGTTGAGCGAAACTTGACATCGTTATCAGTAGCAGAAGCAGAGAGAATGTTATAGGTTTCATTGCGGTAGATTTCATTTGTGATTTGTTGCTTTGTGATAATGGTATCTTGTTCGACCTGTAGCGAATCAATTTTTAAGAATAGACTGTCCGTTTTTGCGTTATTGGTTTCAATGATTTGGTAGAGCGAATCATTGATGTCTTGTAACCTTTTTATAGCTGGATTTGTTACGGGCTTATTGCATGAACGCACGCTAAATACTACAACCAGCGTGACAATCACAACACCCAATCCGATTAAGAGCTTTGTCCTTTTCCCCATCGCGTTATGTGTAAGTTTTTGGTTAATGGTCGAATCTTGTAATACACTCCGTCACGCGAACGTGAATCGCGCATGCCTTGATCATTGGTATTACCTTCAATGGTTCGCACTGAATACTTGCCTACCCTGTCCACGATGCCAGTATGACCAATGCCTTTGTATCGTTGTTTGCGAAAGCTTGGATAACTCAAAGTCATAACAAGCACATCGCGGTCGTTGAATGCTTGCACAAATTTGCCATCCGTAAATATCACATCGCGCCTATTGTATGCAGTCGGTGACCAACCTGTGATAGTGTTAGGTATGCCGCATTCATTCAGCATAGCCATAACAAAGAAACTGCACCACGCATAACCGGGCAACCATCCTTCCTGCTTCATCAATACCTGCAACGCAGCATCGTTGAAACCTTTATTGTTACCGCCACGCTCTTTTACACCGACGAATGATGCAGCCGTAGTTCTTACGCAGTAGCCATCATCAGCATGCGTAAAATAAACAGGAATGCAGCAAAGTAAAACGCATATAATAGCAGGTACAAGACAACCTTTTGCCATGTGGTTAGATAGGTGTTTAGTTCATACTTAATTTCTTTGCTATACACTTCGCGCTGTAGTGCCCTAAAATTGAAACGAATTCCTAAAAACGTAACGAAGTTAGCAAACACCATGATGAGTGAAGCCAAGACGATATATTGCACGTATTCGGTAGATATAAGCGCATCACCAAAGTATTCGCTGCTTAATGCACCTGCAATCAAAAACACTGCAAACGCAATCGGTATCGACCACAAGCCGTCGAACAACTGAAGGTTGTACCGGATGAACTTGTAAGTAATACTTGACTGTTCACTTTTTGGTTTTGTCTGCTTCTTTGATGACATTGCTTCTTAATTTAAGTGACAGTTCACGCTCATACTTGCGCAAACGTTCTGTGTAATCTTGTTTCAGTGTCTTCTTTTCACTCATGGTATGCGGTTAATGATATTGCGTGAGTAGGTAGGGCGAAAGCTGGTTGATGTGTTGCCCGATGAAAACTGATAGTTAAGCGTGTTCGTCACGTCTGTTCGCGGTGAACGGTCAGGCCATTGCGCTGTGCTGTATTCAGGAAACAAACTGCTATTCGCACACAAGTAATCAACGAGCAAAGTCGTGTAATGCTCAGCATTTTGACGTGCGCGGTCTATCATATCCTTCATGACCAAGTCGGAAACAGGCACAGTGTCTTCGCTTTGACGTTGTACCAGCGTGCCATTATCCATGCGGTAGCATAGATTCGGAGTTACATCTACCATAACCCACCAAAGCAGCATCTTTTGGATGTAATCTTCTAATAGTATTTGGTAGTTACCTGCAATCGTATTGTTTGCCACATCATTTTTTATCTTATTCAGCAAGTCAGTTCCCAAAAAGGGAAGCAGCCACTTATCTTGCGCCAAATAGATTGATGGGTATAGAAGGTTTGGATCTACACTGCCGTTGATGGTAGTGTACTTCTTTACGTAGTTCTCGGATATTAGTAATACTTCAGCCATAGTTTTGTTTATTTATCTCCGTATATAGGATTGGTTGGTAGAAAGCCGTTATTGTCTTGGTCAATAGGCAATTTTGCTACACGTCTATCATTTCGCACTTTATATCCCATACGTTCAGCAAGTGAAACCGCTATTCGTGTTGCATCAGGATCATTCGGGTTAATCTTCGCCCCA